CTGAACCGAAGTTCTGTGCGTAACTTCTCGCCATCGTGAGCGCCCGGCGCTGACCATCTCCTGCCACCTGGTAATTTGCGAACGTGCAGCTCCGATGCAGATCTTGAATTCCCGCTCGTCCGAATATTTTTTCAGCACGGATACGCTGGTTTTGTTTTTCCAGTTCTTCGCAGCGTTTGCGCCCTTCCTCGGCCTGCCAGGTTCTCCACTCATCTACACTGCCAAACTTAGGCTCTACACCCGGAGGGATGAGTTTTTTCAGCCGCTCCAGCGCACTACCAGTACCAATCATATTTTTCATCACTACCCCCTGAACCCACTCGGAATTAATTTATCTGGCTGGGATATTGAGTTCGGATCCCGTTTACCGGTTGGTACTTCGAAGCTCCACAACTCCTCGTAGTGCTTTGAGGGACCGAAAAACGTGGACGCTTGTTTCACGTACTCAGTGTTGAGTTTTCCGGCAGCAGTGACGTAATCCGCATATCGTCGAACACCATCGGTAAGCTCCTGCGCTGTTGCGCCTGATTTAATTCGAGCAGTCCAGGCTTTGAACGCATCGACCTTGCTATTGCCTCCTGCGCGCTTTGGGTATTCCCTCCAGGCCAGTTCAAATTCCTCCGGGTAACTGCTTTTCGGCTTTTCAGATGGAGCTTCATCGGAGGATCCACCATCTGGGGGGGTGGCGGAGCCATGCCCCGAAAGATCTTTATCTTGTTCTTGTTCCTGATCCTGTTCCTGATCTTGGCTTCGAAGCCCCTTCGAAGCCCCTTCTGGCGTTGGGCACGATTCGCGTTTGACATTCAGATGAAAATCATCCTTATAACGCTCGTAAAATAATGAAAGAAAAGGGTTTTCTGTAAGTGATGCATACTCACTCCTGACCCCCGCACAACGGTTATCACCTGGCTTTAATGCCTTGCCTACCTGGTAGGCGGCCATTTCATGCACCCAGACCATCTCTGTGTCCTCGTCATAGCTACAAAACCCCGCTTCGATGGTGCTTTTAAGCCCCTTCGAAGCCCCTTCTAAGCCCAGCCCTGTTTCATGGGCGATATAGAGAATTGGCAGGTAATACAAACCGAGCATGTTTGCGTGTGGCGAGGTCATGAGATAAAACGAGACCACCTGCGCTTCAGCGCCTTTTTTCCGCAGTTCCCGACCTGTTTTCCCCAGCCAGAATTGCGGTGCGACTGTTGCATAGTCACGCATAGATACCCCTGAACTTATGACGTTGGTTTATCGGTCTTTTCTGCGTGTTGAAAGACAATATCAACCCACTGAAAGACACATTTTTGACAGATGGATACGCCGGGGCCGGCAATGAGAACGCCTGCAACCTCAATATTGCTCGCTCCGCAAAAGTAGCATTTATGGGTCGCTTGGGCGTTTACCTCAGTCTTTGTTCCTGACATACTTACCTCGCAATTACCTCTTCGTTTTTGCACCTGAAAGCCGTTGGTGTTACAGCACCGCGGCTTTCGCCTTTTTGATACCCGACATTACAAAACCCCCAGCATTGAAGTGACGATGGCCATCAGTGGCGCCGTTAGTTCTGGGTCAACCCGGAACATCTCGACAATTCCCTCGCTCAGTTCTTTCAGCTTTTGATGACGTGGAGCTCCCATGGCAACGGCAACCTTCGCTTCGCTGGTCTCTTTCTCCAACCGTGCCAGTCGGGACATGAAATTGTCTTCAGGCAACAGGCGGTGGCGAAATTCCAACGGGAGGACGGCCATGATGGCTGGCGTCAGAAGACGCACATTCGCGCGATACTTTTCAGAATCGACCTCGTTATCCAGGTAACGGAAAAGCTTCTGGCGGGCGCGGCTGATGTCCGCGGGAAATTCAATTTCTTCCCCGCCCTGCTGGCGCCACTCATCAATGATGTATGCCGAAACAACATCCTGACCTTCAGCAGCGGCCCAGGCGCGAACGGCAGAACGAATGCCGTCGTGATCTGCCACTTTCGCCTGATTTCGCTTTATCAGTGCGCCGGGGTTGAATCCGGTATTTTGTTGAAAGGAAAGTGTTTGCATGGTCATCCCGCCAGATTTTGTGAAGACAAACCGTCGTTTGGATTTGGGTAAAGGTCTGGGCGAAGTTCATGCGGAGTAACGCCGGTTACCCGGAAGATTTGGAAAACCCGAGACTGAGGAACGGCTCCCCCATGGCGATGCTTCCAATGGCTAATAGTCATAGATGAGACGTCCAGTTTTTCTGCTAGCTTCGTTGCGTCACCAGCGATCTGTATGGCTTTTTCTAATGCGTTCATAAACCACTCCGTTAAAGTTACAGAGAGAATTAAACATTATGTTTATTTTAATGTCAACTTTATGAATGTTGAGGTGGTAAACATTTAGTTTAAAATCGTGATATATGAGAAAAAATACGCACCAGTCCGACAACCCACAGGTCCAAAGGCTCAATGAAATAATTGAGATGAAGCGCATATCCAAAGCGGATATAGCGAGAATTTGTGGTGTAAGTTCGCAATCGGTTAACAACTGGTTTGTGCGGGGAGCAATCGGAAAGAGCTCTGCCATAAAGCTCGCTGATGCTCTTGGCGTAAGCCTTGAGTGGGTTTTAGGTCAGGACGTCGATGCAAATGATGGTTTACGCCCGGACGAGAAGCGGTTGCTGGAACTCTATAACCAACTCCCCAACGAAGAAGAGCAACAGAACATGCTGCGGATCGTATCTCTGCGGCTCAAAGAGCTCGATGAGTTGTATGCCAAGTACATGGGGCGGCGGATTAAGGGTGATGGCGAGTGACAGTTAAGGGCGGTCTTATGAGAATTGGTATAGCATTTCCGGCGAGCGTGTTCATCATTGCAGTCGCTTTTCTGGCGTGGTTCATTCTGGGTGGCTATGCGACTCCAGGTACATAAGGCAGATCCAACATGAGTGCAGATTTTAAAGAAACTTGCAGAATGGCTAGACAGCCAGTCCTCTGATGCTCCGCCTAAATAAGATTTAAACAATGCAGAGGAAGCATGTCTGACTTAGTTATCCCCATACTTATTACTTTGCTGATTATCGGGTTGGTTGGGATAGTCCTCAGGCTGGACAAAATTTTCTTCAAGCGAAGGAGTGGGCGGGATGACTTTGAGTAAGCCAGACCGGTAGTTCGATGTTTTTTGGTAATGCCGCAGACGTACAGGAAGCATGGATAGGCTGTTTAGGTTGGCGAAATTCATAATAATTATATGAGGGATGGTTATGGATGGTGGCACTTTACAGGATATAAAGATATCTCTTAGATATGACGGAAAGGATGCTTTAAATCATGAGATAGATCTGAATTGCCTTGGAGAATCTCTTAAGGGGTTCTCTAAAGTCCTATCTACAGCGGCGTCATTCTCTGTCACACAAAAGTATAGCAAATATATTAATTATCAAGAAGTTAAGGTGTATGCTCGTGAGGCAAAAGCTAACTGTTTTACCCTTGATGCTGCCCTAAACTTCGTCACTCAGAATCAGTTGTTCTCTGGGATCGCCGCAACTATACTGGGTGCAATTCTACAATATATTTTTGCGAGAAATTCCAACAAGAAAGATGAAATGAAAGCTTTACAGCAGTCTCTTGAAAAAGCCATAGAGGCGCTAGGGAACAAGGACGCAGGAACCATCGACAAGTTGATCGCTGTGATTGACCGAATGGCTGTAGAGTTACGCCCATCTGTAAGGCAGGCTGTATCACCAATAGGCAATACTTGTGACGAGATCTCCATTGCAACCAACGTTGATGGCTGCCTCCTCAAAGTAAATGAGCATGATAAGGCTGAAATTGACAAGCTTGATGACGATGAGGTAATCGGGCTTCGTGAGTACCGCGCATTTCTAACAGAATTTGACGCACACAACATGACAGCAAAAATAATTTTAGAAGGCGATGACTCCAACAGGAGAATAGCTTCTGAAATAAGCGATCCTTCGGCAAGCAAGAAAAATAACCCATACATCAACGCCCTTGGTTCATACATATCCACTAAAGGCGATCCATCTTCGGTATTCACTATCACCGCAAAGGCTACTGTCAAAAAAGGCCAGATAAACAGGCTATTTATTGTGGATGCAAAATAATTACCCGGCCACCGCGCCGGGTTTTTATTGCCCTACTCTTTCGGCAGCATCAGCACATCAAGCGCCAACTCCACAGCCAGATCCACCTGGTCTTCCTGCCACAACACCTGAATCATCTCTATCAGCGCCTCTCTTGAAGGCTTTTGCTTTTCAACCAGTAACTGCATAACCGCTACCCCGATAACCTGCGCTATTTGCGGGTGCATCTCTGCGAAAAACTCATCCTCATACCGCATACCATTAGCCCTCATAGATGTTTTTAAAACCAAAGAATAGACCCATAAACATACTCCCTGCACTAACCCACCTCTCGTTATAAACTTTTTGTTTACATTTAATTACTCCTAATGTTGACACAGCATTAAACATTGTGTTTAATTAACTCCAGCAACACCCCACCAAGGCAGGACGCCCACGAAGTAGCTGCCCGGAGCATACGAATTCCGGGATGAGGTGGAAATATCAATGCGCAGTAGGTAGTAACGTTCCGCTGGCCGGCGACAAGGCAGAGGTTGAAATGAGTAAACAAGGCATCAGAGCCATGGTCATTTCGGCAGTAATTGGACTCTTCATCTGGATAGCGCTTATCAGCGCACTGAGGGAGTTATTTCTATGATTGATTTCGCACGAAAACCCGCTCGTCAGCAGGCTGTTCGTTTAAATCCGCTGTCAGCTTTCATCCGCCGGGTGTGCTACATGCTCGCGCAAAAAGGAGACCCTTCATGAGCACGATGTTTGCCCTGGTTCTCACCGTTAGCATGCTGACGGGCGGTAATCAGGATGTCCTGCTCGGCATTTACGACACTGAGAATGACTGCAAGGCAGCTGCAGAAGAGCAACACGTGAAAGCTGAATGTTATCCACTGAAGGGTGTACTGGACGAGCATCCGGCCGGGTTCACGGTGCAAATGTAGGGGGAAAAATGCAGAAGAAATGCGGTTACTGCCGTAAAGCAATCGAGGGAAAACCAGTGGTAAGCACCCTGTTGTACCTCCAGGGGAACCAGCTCGCACGGAAAGAAAAAGAGTATTGCTCAGAACGTTGCGCCTCTTACGACCAGATGGCGCACGAGGGCTAACGTAAACCCGCCGAAGCGGGCTGTACGTCCGGTGCCACCGACCAAAGTTACACCGGAAATTACCAAAACCAATGACCACCCTGAATGGGCGCTACCAATGGCCCGGGGGATTCTACATCCAAAATAGAGGCTATCACATGGAATATTTTTATCTGATAAAAGCGACTCAAAAATCGGGTAAAGCTGATGCCGTAATCTGGCGCACTAATAAATCAGAAGCTCGCGCCCTACTGCAGCTCGACGTCGATCTGGAAGACGCTGGGATCGAAACAGGCCGCGGCAAAGACTATCAAAAACCAATTCGTACCGATTTCCCGGTATTCAATGACCTGCCGGCGGAAGGTGTTCTCGATTACTCATGGTGCGAACGCTACCAGCTCGGCGACGATGGCCGCACCTGGGCTCTGAAGCCAGGTCAGGCGCCTGCGGATCATCACATCGATAATGCCGGAGTATCTGCTGAGCCCGTTAGTGGCGAGCTGGTTGATGCCAATACTACTGGTGACGCGGCACAAGGTGAGACCGTGATAACTTTCGGTAGCGATGAATACCAGGACGATTCGAGCGCGCTTTTTAACGTGGCAGAACTCCCCTTTCGCGCTCAGCTGCTGGCGCAGTATATGGCCGAAGAACGCCACGTTTATCATATCAGCATGCCTCACCGGCAGGAGCTGTCAGTTCTTGAAATGGACACTGATAACGCAGCCGTCCAGGATCTGATTCTGGCCGCCGAGAATATCCCTGAAATCAAAAAATACGATATGCCGGCGCTCTGGAAATTCACCAGTGCCAATAAAAAAGTCTTCCCGGAAGGGAAGCGGCATGAGCTCGGCAAGCGTATCCAGTTTGCAAAGCTGTGGTTCGCCACGAACGCAATCGACCGCGGCATTCTCACCAAGGAATGGGCTGCCGGTAACTGCATTTCTTCGGTTATGAAAACTGATGCAGGTACGAATGCTGGCGGCGGTAATAAAACCGATCGCAATCCTGACTACACCCATACCCTTGATACGCTCGATGTAGAAATAGCCCTGGCCACAATGCCAATGGATTTCGATATCTACAATTTCCCGGCATCAATTCACCGCCGGGCCAAAGAGATCGTCCAGAAGAAAGAAAGTCCGTTCAAGGAATGGTCTGCAGCGCTGCGCAAGGTCGCAGGCATCCTGGATTATTCCCGCGCAGCCATTTTTGCCCTTATCCGTGGCGCCACCAGCGATATTCACCATTTCCCGGTAAGTCTGCAGACCTATATCAATGCGAACCTGACCGAGCATAAGCATGACGCCCCTTCTGCTGAGACGCTTGAAAAAGCTGGTCATGTTTCATCTGCCGCCGTCACTCTGGACGCTGTGAAAAAGGCTATCGATGGAGATGAAGGTGTGCCTGACCTGGAAACTCTCCCAACAGACTTTCAGGTAATTGGCACCGAACTGGTGAAAGAAGCTCAAAAGAAATGTCCTGACGCTAATCAGGTTCTGGCCGCCGAACGTGGTGAATATGTCGAAGGCATCAGTGACCCCACGGATCCGAAGTGGATAACCGAAGACCTGACCAAGCCCAGAGCCCCGGAAATTGCCAATCTTGGCGGCGGAATGTTTTCAATTGAAGGCCTTATGACTTCACCGGCTACTAATGCTACCGAAGAAGGAACCACCAGCGATGTGCAGATGGAAACGGCTCAGCCGGTCGAAGACGAAAATGATAATGCGGTATCAGCAGGCGAAGGCGCTGATGAGCCTCCTGCGCAAACAACTGCCGTGAACATGAGCAAAATACTGGCTGAACGCTGCCCGGATCTTACCGCCGAAGTGCTGAAAAGCCAGGTTTCCGAGAGTGCTCATAGCGATGAAGAGGAAGAGGCTGAACAAGCAGCGCCAGCATGGCCGGAGTATTTCGAGCCTGGTCGATATGAAGGCGTGCCAAATGAGGTCTACCACGCCGCTAACGGCATCAGCTCCACGATGGTTAAAGATGCGCGGGTTTCGCTGATGTATTTCGAGGCGCGCCACGTATCCAAAACTATCCAGAAGGTACGGTCCCCTGTTCTGGATATGGGCAATCTGGTGCATGCACTGGCACTGCAGCCTGATCAACTGGAAAAAGAATTCAGTATCGAGCCGGAAATCCCGGAAGGCGCCTTCACCACGACGGCGACGATCCGCGCATTTATCGACGAATACAACAACGGGCTTCCGGTTTTACTCAGCGCAGATGACATCAAAAGATTCCTGGAGGAATACAACGCGAACCTGCCCGCCCAGGTTCCCTTGGGTACATCAGTTGAAGAAACCGGCCAGGGTTATATGTCTTTACCTGCTGAGTTCCAGCGCATTGAAGACGGTCAGAAGCAAACCGCCACAGCAATGAAGGCCTGCATCAAAGAATACAACGCCACCCTGCCCGCCCAGGTGAAAACCAGCGGTGGCCGCGATGTCTTACTGGAACAGCTGGCGCTTATTAATCCTGACATGGTTGCTCAGGAAGCACAGAAGGCGCAGCCCCTGAAAGTCTCTGGCACAAAGGCCGATCTGATTCAAGCCGTGAAATCGGTAAAACCGGATGCCGTGTTTGCCGACGAGCTGCTGGATGCATGGCGCGAGAACCCGGAAGGAAAAGTGCTGGTTACCCGCCAGCAGCTGGCTACGGCACTGGCCATTCAGAAAGCACTGTTGAATCACCCGACCGCTGGCAAGTTGTTGACGCACCCGAGCCGTGCCGTCGAGGTGAGCTATTTCGGCATTGATGAGGAAACCGGGCTGGAAGTTCGCGTGCGCCCTGACCTTGAGATAGACATGGGCGGCCTGCGCATTGGTGCGGACCTGAAAACCATCAGTATGTGGAACATTAAGCAGGAAGGCCTGCGCGCGAAGCTGCACCGGGAAATCATCGAGCGCGATTACCACCTGAGCGCGGCTATGTACTGCGAAACCGCAGCCCTTGACCAGTTCTTCTGGATATTCGTCAACAAAGACGAGAACTACCACTGGATCGCCATCATCGAGGCATCCGAAGAACTGCTGGAACTCGGCATGCTGGAATATCGCAAAGCAATGCGTGCCATCGCGAACGGTTTCGACACTGGCGAATGGCCGGCGCCGATTACCGAAGACTACACCGAAGAACTTAACGATTTTGATATGCGCCGTCTCGAAGCGCTGCGCGTACAGGCATAAGGGGGAACAGTCATGGAAAACACTAACATTGTTACAGCCGAACAGCAGGCACCAAACACCATTTCAGCTAGCAACGCGATCTTTAACGTTCAGGCTCTCGGTCAGTTAACTGCTTTCGCAAACCTTATGGCTGATTCACAAGTGACAGTGCCAGCTCACCTTGCAGGTAAGCCAGCCGATTGCATGGCCATCGTTATGCAGGCTATGCAGTGGGGCATGAATCCCTATGCAGTCGCGCAAAAAACGCATCTGGTAAACGGCGTGCTCGGATATGAAGCCCAGCTCGTCAACGCGGTAATCGCCAGTTCCAGCGCTATTAACGGTCGATTTCATTATCGCTACGGCGGCGACTGGGAACGTTGCACAAGGACGCAGGAAATTACCAGGGAAAAACACGGTAAAAATGGGAAATACAGCGTTACAGAACGGGTGCGCGGCTGGACTGATGAAGACGAAATCGGGTTATTCGTCCAGGTCGGCGCGATTCTGCGCGGTGAATCAGAAATCACCTGGGGGGAGCCACTTTATCTCTCTGGAGTCGTCACACGTAATTCTCCTTTGTGGGTTTCTAACCCGAAACAGCAGATCGCTTATCTGGGCGTCAAATACTGGGCGCGGCTGTATTGCCCGGAAGTCATCCTGGGTGTTTACAGCCCGGATGAAGTTGAACAAAGGACCGAGCGAGAAATAAACCCGGCGCCGGCGCAAAGAATGTCTGTGGCTGAGATTACAAGCAGCTCTGACACCACCACCAGCGAACAGGTTACAGGTATCAGCATTGATTCACTTGCTGATGATTTCCGTGATCGCATTGAACGCGCCGAATCGGTCGATGCGGCAAAAGCCATCAGAGCTGATCTGGATAAAGAGAAAGCTGTGCTGGGTACTGTTCTCTTCACCGAACTGAAAGGTAAAGCAGTGCAGCGCTACTTCATGGTTGATGCCAGAAACAAAGTTGAGGCTGCCATAAATTCACTCCCTAACCCGGGGGATCCGGAAGCCGTCGAACTGTTCGCTAAAGCTGAAGGCATTCTCAACGGCGCGAAACGCCACCTCGGTGATGAACTGTATGACCAGTTCCGCATCACCCTGGACGACATGAAACCGGAATACGTGGGCTAAGGGAGGCGGGAGGGTTCGCCCTCCCGGTAACGATATGAGCAAATCACTGAATGCACGATGCATACGTCGCTGGGAAGTGGAATTCAAACCTTTCTGCGATCAAAAGTTAACCCCTACTGGCGTAAACGCGATCTGCGCGGGTATATCCGCGAAGCTGCACTCACCACCGCTTACTGCATGGTTGAACGAATGGCTGAAGATAACGCCCGAGCTGATTTTGGTATCAAGGGTTGGTCGTCGGATTTCTCAGCCTGGTACGACGAACGTCGGGAGCACTATCGCAAAGACGCAAAGCTCATTCTTGATACGTTTGCCTGCAACGAAGCTATTGATGAAGAAATTCAGAACGAGCTGGAGGCCTGGAATGACTGATATCGCCACCTTCACTAATGAGCAATTAATCGCCGTGTGCCGTGCTGACGTGGCGGAAATGTCGAAGTTTTTAAAAGAGGGTGAATTCAGCAATCCGTCCCGCGCAGCCATGTATTTGCGTATTACTGAAATCGCATTGGCTGCGCTGATGGGGGAGTTCTCATTTGCTCGCAACCAGGTACGCCGCGAGCACGCCGAGTGGTCACAGTCCACCTTCGGGAATGTCGGCCCGATCGGCCCACTGAAGCACCTACGAAGAGAAGTGCTGGAAACCATCGCTAAGCCGCATGATCTGATCGAGTGGGCTGATATGCAATTCCTGTTGTGGGATGCGCAACGCCGTGCCGGTATCACTGACGAGCAGATTACCCAGGCGATGATCGATAAGCTCGCGGTAAATAAGGCGCGCCAGTGGCCCGAGCCAAAGGACGGGGAACCTCGGATGCATTTACGAAGCGAAGACGAATCACTCAACGCCAGGCGCCGCCGTAATCGTGAATCTAATGCGCGCGCTCGCGAACGTGAAACGCCCGCACAACGCAAAGCCAGACTGGAGAAAAACAGATTGAGAATGGCTCTTCGTCG